GATTATATCAATCCAAAGGATAAGGATAAACCTAAATCAAAACGTGGCAGATACCTGCCTAAAAGCGTAAGGGAAAGTTTGACTCCATATCAGAAAGCCCAAGAGAATAAGAAGAAACGTCAGGCAACAAAAGAAGGCAAGCAGAGAGCATCCTACTCTAAGGCTGTTGCTGGGAAGGTAAGACGTGCCACTTAAAACAGGATATTCACAGACCACCATTTCTGCCAATATTCGGCAGTTAATCAAAGAGGGTTATGACAGGGAGCAGGCTATAGCCATTGCGCTCGATAAGGCACGCAAATCCAGAGGAAAAGCAAAAAAATGATTGATCTAAGAGGGAAGTTCTCTGTTGACCAAGAAGCGGTAAAACGTGTATTGGATCAAGAAATATCGCACGCCTATTACGACATCACAGTAAATCGCAGTAAGGTAATGAACTCATGGTATCAAAGTGAATACGATGAGTTTTTAGTACCTGACCGAAACATTTTCTCTGATAAGTCGTATATCATCAAGCAATCCTCTATCGAGTCCAACGATGAGTATCAAGAGAAGTTGGAACGTATGCGCTTGTTCCCATTGGAGAGCAAATTCCTTTCTGCCCAGCAGCGCATCTATGATGAGAATAATGTGAATCGTACTTATTGCGATGATTACATTCCATTCTGGCTCAACAAGGAGCTTCATTATGATGATGCTGGCGCTGGCATCACAGAGTTCTATCGTGATAAGGTTCTATTCGTTAAAGAGGTACTGGGCTTTGGCGCTGTTATCACAGATGTCATGATAGATGATAAAGGTCAAACCATCCTCGACTCCAATGGCATGGTCATTCCTTATTCTTATGTGATTCGCCCACACGAGTTATACAATTTTGATTTCAAGCAAGGGCAACTTGTCCTGCTCATTACCAAGCAACGATACTGGACTCTGGACAGAAAGCAACACACCAAATGGCGTGTGTTTACTCCTGATCGCATCCAAGTCTACCATCAAGAGGGAGTTACTGGATCAGGTGCTAAGGAACTAATTACTGATATGGAAAACCCATTTGGTAGAGTTCCTGCCACCTTGCTTCGTGGCGCTGTTGACGCTAACACATCATTTGTCGTAGGTAAGCCAAGACGTTACAGCCTCAAAGGTCTATATCTGGCTGCATCTGAATTATTCTACGACCTACAGAAAGGATCAGAATTATTTGCACACCCTATTCCAGTATATAGTGAAAGCATTGCAAAAGCACTTTCAGGCATTGAACAAGATAGTAAATACAATGCAAATGACATTAAAGAAGCTGTTGGTATGTGCATTGTTTATCCTGATGACATGGAAGTACCAAGCACCTTATTCCATCAAGCAAGCATGGAAGGCCTTCAGCATTTACGTGAGGTCATATTTAGGGATTTAATGAGTTTAATCTTCCTCTTGGCGAGCGTGAGAGATAAGAGCGTAGTCAAGTCCAACGTAAGTGGTTCAGCCAAACGATTCGACAACGTAGAAGAACAGGGATTACTGGCTCAAACCGCTATGGACATGGAAGAGATCGAAAATGACCAGCTCAAAATGCAGGCCATGATTCGTGGAGAAAACCCTGATGATTTCTTCATCAACTACTCCAAGCATTATGACTTGTCCAGTGCTGACGAAATCTGGAATGATCTGGTAGAAGGTGCACAATATGGTGTAACAAATCTTGGCTTATACAAGTATCAAGTTCACGAATACTTGCGTAAGCGTAGCGCCCCATCAGAGATCAAGGATCAAATCATGGAAGAGATTGAAACACTCGGCATGCCTCAAAAGCCAAGTGATCTATCTGCTCTTCAGAATATCATTGACAGAACGAGATTGGCTATGAAAGCACAGCCAGAACTTCTTTCCTCAGAAGCTATGGAATCACTTGGTGGATCATTAGATATGATCGAAGAGGAAAGCCAAAGCAGTATTGATTCCTGATAACTTTAATTAGTAACTTAACTAATGAGTGAACAAGAACAGGTCTTAGAGCAGACCCAAAATGCTCCACAGGAGGACGTTGCAACTCCACAGCAAACGCAACAAGTAGAAGTAGACACCAGCAAAATCTTCTCGAAGGGTTACAACGAAGGTAAAAGTAAGGCTGAGAGAGACCTGCTGAATAAGTTTACGAGTTCTTTAGGTATTGATGAGGCAGATAGCCTCGATGATGTTTTATCGGCATTGTCCAGCAAATTATCCCCTAAAAGGGATAATGTTAGTGAGGTGGAACAGTTGCGCAAGATGCTCGAAGAATCCAATAAGAAAGCTCAGGAAGCAGAGGATAATTACGCTGCTTTCATGTATGAGACAAAGTTGGATGCAACGATGGATCAGGCAATCTCTTCCCTATCAGCTGAAGGGAATCTATCCCTGAAATCAGAACACCTCAAAAACCTCTTCTACATGGAATATGAGATAGAGGAGCGTGATGGACAATTCTATCCAACCAGAAATGGCACGCCAGTGCTGGATCAGGAGGGTAATAGAAAGTCGATGTCAAGCGTGATGCGTGATTTTGTTCGTGAGAACAAATACATGTCCCAAAGAATACAGGGAACAGGTGGCGCAGCAGGTGATGGACAAATATCATCAAAACCCAGCAGAGCAGAATTTCGTTCCCTTCTGCAATCTAAGAGTGCCGATGCTCAGGCAAGGGCAGCAAAGATGTATAACACAGCAAGGGAAGTAGGCTGGGCTGAATAACCAGTAGGTTCGGCAATACCCTAATTGCCATTATGGTCAATAGACCTTAAACCAAAGAACTTGTAGCCACATCACGTGGCTACATCCTCATAACGTAAAATCAAGATAAGACAATGGCAATTAACTCCAATTTCTCCATCTACGAACCAGAAGCATGGGTGGAAGTGTTCCTTGCGAACCAATTCCCTTCACGTCCTATGGTTTCCCAGTCTGTTACCAACGTAGCAGGCGCTGATGTCGAAGGCCTTGTTGCAGCTCGTAACAAAGCAGTAAACATCACACGTGCAGTCAAAACATCTGTATCAGATGTAACTGATTACACAGGTAACTACTCAGCTATCACAACTCCTGATGCTGACGAACTTACACTGACAATCAACAAGCACAAATTCATCCAATTCGCTATCGACAAAGCAGATCAGCGTTTTGCTCTTCCTGACCTTGTGCAACAACACTTCGTACCTCGTCTGCACTCTTTGATTGATGCAATCAACCAAGATGTTAAAGCAGAAGCCCTCAAATTTGAAGCTGCTTTCGCTGACATCAATGGTAACGCAACTGTTCTTGACGATGCTGACCTTCGTGAAGCACGCAGAATCCTCAAAGCACGTAAGTACTGGAATGAAGGAGCTATCTCTGTTCTTTCCCCAGATGCTGAAGCTGACTTGCTTGGACTAAACTTGTTCCATCAAGCCAACACACGTGGATCTGCTGACATCCAGCTTTCAGGTAGCATGGGATCAGCCTTCGGTTTCGACTTCTATGTTGACAACCTTGGCTCAAGCCACACTGCTGCTACTATCACTGACGCTGTTGTCGCTGCTAACGCTGCTGTATCTGCTACAACCATTACGATTGACAATGGTTCTGGATCTGCTGCTGCTCAATCTCTCGTTGCTGGCGATGTGATCTATTTTGGATCTGCTAACAGCACAGACGACTTCTACACAGTAGTATCACAAAGTGGTACTGTTCTGACAATCGCTGAGCCATTACGCAAAGCAGTTACCAACAACGATACAATCAACGCAGTACCATTGGCTTCTACTGGAACCAATGAGTTCTTCTACGATCCACGTGCAATCAGCCTTGTAACTGCTGTTATGCAGTCTATCGATGCTGGTAATGGTGGTGTGCGTAGAGCTGCTGGTTTCGAACCTATGAACAGAGTAAACTACACTCTGACTGTAGAAGAAACCAAATCAGGTGCTGACGTTCTTATCGAAGTTCTGTATGGAACTAAATTGTTCTACCCAGACCTCGGTGTTCGTTACGTTCGTGGTACAGCTGCGAAAGCCTAAGTTTAACTGAGTAAGGGGGCTCTCAATCTGAGGGCTCCCACTCTTTTATATGGAGGCTAAAATGTCACAAAGCGTAGATACACATTCAATGGTAGGCATGATTGGCACAGTGTTGTCTATCAGCCTTTCACAGATCAACACGATTGTGTCACTGGCTGTAGGCTTGGTGACATTATTCTATATGATCGTTAAAACAGCAAGATTACTAAACCAAGATAAAGATGCCATTCAGCAGTCTGACTCTGACAAGGGATGATATAGATGCTTTTGAGGGGGAAACATTCAGAGATTTGAATGTTGTCGCTGTAGGAAGCACAGTAGGGATCTCTTCTCGTGATACCCTTGTATTGGATAAAGCAAAGAGCGAGTTACAGACAGACATCTTGGAAAAACTCGGTGGATACGTCACCGATGGCACCTATGCGAGTGAAACCGCATTATTGGATGCCTTATACGTTGTAGATGATGAGGATCTTCTTGTTAATCTACTCACATACAAGTTTTTAGAATTATGGTTCCAGCAGGATGCCACCAATGCAGATAGCATGGCATTTATGAAAGCAGGGAACTATTATCGTAAGTACGTCAACTATTTACAGATCAACCTCCAACGCCTAACTGGATCGCTGAGCACTCCACGCAGAGTGCCAAGATTTAGAATGAGGTCATCTTATGGCTATTGATTTTGCCGACATTGATTTCATCAAAGATGCTGCTGATGATATAAGAAAAATGACCTCTCGTCCAGAGTTCTATGAGAAGGTCGTTAAAATTGCTGCAGACATTCAGATTGAGAGTGCTCAAGAAGCAACATTCAGACAGCAGGATCCATCAGGAAACCCATTTGAGCCGTTAAGTCCAAGTTATGCTAAATTCAAGCAGGAACAGGTGGGCAATCAGAATCCTAACCTTCGTTACAGACAGCGCTCTATAGACAGAATGAAGATCAGAGAAAAGGGTCAGAATAGAGGTGCCCAAATCTATTTCGAAGGAAGAGATCCTGAAGGTAAGATCAATTCGTCTGAATACATGTACAAGCATCAGACAGGTCAGGGTCGTCCAAAGAGAAAGATATTTCCAGAAGCTCAAGACATGAACTCTTCTCGTCAAATGGGTAATCATGAGAAGGTGTATAACGTTCTTGGAAGATACCTCAACCAACCAAGAAGGATAAATATCGTTGGATAGAAACGCAATACTTAGCGGATTCATGAGTAACTTCTCTACCTACTCATCTACGGATTCTCGTGATACCGTAGAGAAGGTATTGAAATATAGTGGAGATTCTACCGATCTTATCAGACGTGCAGATGTAAAGCGTGAAGTGGTTGTATTTCGCCTTCAGTCTGCTACGACAGAATACTTGATTGAGGATGAAAAGCCAGTAGACCTATCCCAAGCGTGGGATACACTCGTATTCGTAGAGCAGGGCGATTCACACTCCATCAAGGAAGCACGTTACAAC